GTCGGTTTCATGCGCCTGCCTTTGCGTGCTTTCGTTCGTGGGGGCGCGGCTTTGGACGCCGCGCCCCGCCGTGGCTTTTTGGTCGTCGGCATTTTGGTTGCGGAGGCCAGATTCGAACTGGCGACCTCTTGGTTATGAGCCAAGCGAGCTACCGGGCTGCTCTACCCCGCAAAACTTGTCGTCAGTCCCAATCGCCCTCGATCGCGCCCAGCGGTTTGAGCGTTTCGAACTGCTCTCGCGTCAGCGTCACCGTCGCGCCGGGCGCGGCATAAGAGCCGTCGAGCAACAACCTGAATGTCGCGACGAAGGTCTGCTTCTTATTCGCCGCCGCCTCTTCGGCGGCCTTCTTGGCGGCGGCCTTCTTGGCGGCGGCTTCCTTGGCGGCGTCCTGTTCGTTGTTCGCGGTCATCAGGCGCCTCAGCTGATTGCGTTGACGATGAGCGCGCCGGCGGCCTTGGCGACGACAAGCTCGTTGATGTGCTCGCCGACGCGCACGACCTCGCCGCCTTCGAGGCCGACGTCCGGGTCGACCATGCTGCCCGCGAAGCGCGTGCCGAATGTTGGCGAGAAGCCCCAGGTCACGCCCCCCTCCGGCCGCGCCGAACGGTCGATGAAAGCGAAGGCGATGTGCTTGTCCCAGGCGCGCTTCATGTTGAGCGCCTGTCCGGGACGCGCGGCGTTGACCCAGCTCGTGCCGATCAGGAGATTGAGCAGCTCGAAATATTCGGCGAATTCGCGCTGGGTGAGCTGACCCTCGGCAAAGTTCGTCCCCTTGATCTTTTTGACCAACTTCGGCTGGCGGCGCAGCTTTTGCCAGACCTCGTCACTCATCGCGCAGGTGTTGGGCCGCGTCATGAACACGCCGACGAGCGCCGTGTGAATCGCATCCTCGGGATCGGAGTCCGGGTCGTCGAAACGATCTCCGGCGCTGGCGATCGTGGTGACGTTGGCCGGATCGTAATTCGCGGGGTCCTGCGCGAATTTGGCGACGCGCAGCTCGCGGTCGAGCTGCATGATGTTGGTCAGCGTCCCCGTCGCATAGTGCAGCGGATCAAAGTTCGAGAGGCCTTGGTCGCGCTGCGCCTTGGCGGCGTCGATGTCGGAGCGCGGCACGACGATCTGCAGGCCATAGGCCTCGACCGATCCGTCCTTCTCCGTCGCCGAAAATTCGACTTCCTTCACCTTGCCCTTGCGGCCGACCCTGGTGTCGGGAACGGTGAACGCCTGGCCGAGCGGATATTCCAGCCATTTGAACCGCTCGGTCGGCACCGGCACCCGCGGCATGAGGCGGTCGCCGATATAGGCGACATCGGGATTGCTGTAGCCGATCGCGATGGCGGTCATCGCGGCGTTGCGGACGAAGGGGCGGGCGACGGACATGGAGACCTCGATCGGTTAAGGGATTACGCCGGCAGCACGATGACCGACGGCGCGATCGTGTAATGGATGATGTCGTTGGCGACGCCCGGCTCCTCGGCCTGGCCGATGACGAAAACCGTCTGGCCGGCGATGCCAACCGCCTTCACGGCCTTGCCGTTGGCGTCGCTTGTCAGGTAGTCGCCGGCGGCGACGTTCCCGCCGACTGTGACCTTGTCCATGCCCTCGCGCGCGACGTCGACCATGTCTTTGGCCGCCGCCGCGCCGAGTTCGGTGACGCCGGCGAGACGATCCGTCGCCGCCGACGCCTGCGCGACCTCGCCACGATTATTCGTGTATTTCGTGATCAGCCTCGCGCCGATCGCGCCGGCCGCCACATAGCTGCGGGAGATTGAGTTCGCGCTCATGATCGCCTCTTCGAGATGGAGGGGGCCGCGTCAGGCGGCGGCGGAATATTTCTTTTCGAGCGCCGCGACGGCGTCGAAAATGTTGAGCGCCTTACCGTCTGCGACGAGCTTTTGCGCCTCGGCGGCGAGCAGCGCCGGCGCCGGCATCGCGCCGTCGCCAGGCTCCTTCTTCTCGTCGAGCCCGGACTTGGTCAGCGCCGGCGACTTCGCCGCGAGCAGCGCCTTGACGCTCTCATAGCCGGAGTCGGTCGCGCAGAGCCGCGCGTAATGATCCTTCTCGGCGGGGAGGATTTTCTTGTCCTTCAACGCGCCCTCGATCAGCGCGTCGACGCGCGCCTTGCAATTGGCCTCTTCGATGTTCTTGAGCTTCGTCTCGGACGCGGAAAGTTTGGAGACAGCCTCGTCATGGACCGCCTTCGGCACGAAGCCGGCGTTGAGCGCGGTAAGCAGCGCGGCTTCATTCGCGCCGGCGGTCACGCCGAGCGCGGTGGCAAGTTTTTCCATTTTCGACTCCTGGGAAGATGCGGCGGCGAGCGCCTTCTGGCCGCCGAGGGCGGGCGCCGTGACGAGCGCCACCGAGCGCAGCCAGGTCGTCACGCCTTCAGACGTGTGAAAGAAATCCGGCGAGATGAACCGATAGGCTTTGGCGGCGAGTAGCGACTTGCCTTCGGCCAGCCATTCGACTTTGCCTTGCAACGCGCCGCCTTCGACGCGCAGCTCATTGATCCAGCCGACCGCGTCGGCGCGCGCGCCGGTCCTCGCCGCATGATGCGTTGAATGATTGACGTCGATCGGCACGGCGACGCCATCCGCCTTGAAGCGCGCAATCAGCGCCGCAGCGTCTACATCGTAGGTTCTCCCATCGCGGGTATCGATCCGGCCGACCTGCGGAAAAATCGCGATCCACTCCGGCGGCGCTTCGCCGGTGGGAAGAGCGGCGGCGAGCGCGTGGATTGCGAAATCGGCTTGCGGAGCGTTCTGCATGCGCGCACACTGCGCTTGCGCGTCGGGCCGCTTGGCTACGAAGATTTTCTGGTCACGCGACGCGCCGAACCCGCGAAGCGATTTTTGCCCTCAGCGGCGTGAAATGAACGCCGAGGCCCGACGGGCCCAATCCCTTCCCCCTAAAATCGACGTTAAAGGCCCATTGAACGCCGTGGGCGCGTTTTTCGAAACCGCGCGGAGCAACGCAGCGGATTTTTGGACTCGGGCGCCGGCGGGCCGTTTCTGGGGGTTCTCATTTCGGGCCGTTGAAGGGGCGCGGCGATCGGCCTATATCGGAGGTCGTGACGGCGCAAAATCCGAGCAGCCGGCCGCCTCTAGGCCGCGGAGGGGTGTCGTCCTCCCCGTCACGCTTCTCCCGCCTTCGTTTTGCCAATCCGCTCCTGTTTGCGGCGGAGCCGCCCAATTTCGTGCGAGTTGGTTCGCAGGAACGTTTGCACGCGCAAGAAGCGCTGCGCCGATCGTTTGAGGACGAGCTTCCACCACGCGCCCTCGATCTCAGCGACCAAAGTCCGAAAATCCTCTCCCCGATCCTCGTCGATGATTTCGCCACCGTCGACTATCTGCTGCACGAGCCGGAAGCTGTCAGGATCGACATGCTCGTGCTTTTTGACCTTGCGAGACATCGTGGCGTTGAACGCGACAATGAGGCGCGACTTCGCGCGCATGTCCTCAAGAAAGCGTCCAGCCGTCGCAACGGGCAAGGCTAATGGCTCTCCGATTCCCATGAGGAGTTTCGGCGCGGGCGAATTGACGATCTCGGCGATGCGGGAGCGTGCTGCTTCTTCGCCGGCCGCCTCCAGCCGCGCGCTGACATTGTCGACGAGCGTCTTGGCGCGCGACAATCCGGGATTGGTTCCCCAGCCGGGATCAATCCCAGCCGGAACCTTGCTCACTTCGCCGGTGCGGCGATTGACGAAAGTCTTCTCCTCGATCGCCGGCGCTTCGGTCGTATAGCCGTCCTGGTCTTTGAGCTTGTCATATTCGAAGCGGGTGATTTGGCGCACGCTGCATTTGCAGCCCCAGCCGTTGGGCGGGAAATGGGTCGACCAGAAGGGATCGTCGACCAGCAGCATAATTCCGACGAAAGCGAGATGCTGCTCGCGCGGATTGGCGCTCGCAGTCCTCACATAAAGGAGATAGGGGAGACCCACCTTCGTGCGCTGAATGCGTTCCCACTGGCCGGCGGCGCGGGCCGTGCGCACGTTCGACCAGAAAATATTTTCGAGCCGCGCCGGTCGTGAGAAGTCGACGATCTTGCTCTTCCATTTGCCCGTCGGATCGTCGACCTTGCGCTTGCCATACCAGCCGAGCGCCTGCAGCTCTGGAATGAGCTTCCCGCGCCAGCTCTCGAACCCCTCGCCCTCGTCGATCGCGCGCTGAATGCTGGTCTTGAAGAGCGTCAGCAATTCAAGGTCGACCGCCTTGGCGACGGTGAAGGCGTAAGCATGCTCCTGGCCCCAGACATCCTGCCAGGAGAACGCCGGCTTGAGGCTCTTCTGCTCGAAGTAGCGCGTGATCTCCGGCGGCGTCTGGAACCCGCGCGTCGCCGGCTTCATCAATCCCTCACGTCGCCCAGGCCGCGCGACTTGGCGGTCGCGCGCGCCAGCGCCTCTTGGAGCGGCGCGGAGTCGATTCCCGCCTTTTCGATATTGGCGAGCGCCTCTTCATAGTTCTCGGCCCTGCCGACAGCGGCGAGCAGACCGGCGAGCAGCGGATCGCGGATCTCACGCCAGTCGGTAAGCGCCTCGTCGACGAGCGTGTCAGTGTCGTCGAGAGCCGTGATCGCCTGAGTTGGATCATCAGCGGCAAGCCGCGTGCCGTGAATCTCGCCGCAGCTCGGGCAGCGCGTCCCAAGCGCCGCGAGCTGCTCGGCCGCGACCTTCTTGCCTGTAGCGTCCTTCTTTTTGGCGCCCTTTTCCGACTGCCGATCGCCGACTGCCGATTGCCGCTTCTCCGCTTCCTCCTGGCTCGCGTCAGCTTGCGCGGCAGGCGCGCCGAGCAGCTCCTCGTCCTCGTCCGGCTCGGGAATGGAGGCGCGCTTGCGCACATAGCTCTGGCTTACTTTGAGGCCAAGCGGCACGGCTTGCCCGAGAAACGCGCCAAGCGCTGCGAGATCCTCGTTCTCGGCGAGTTCCATCTGGACCGTCGGATAAATATCCTGCGGGCCGAAATTCATGGCGACGGCCGGGCGGATCAGATCGCGATTCACCGTCGCCGAGTTCTGTCGCGCGTCGAAGCGCACGATGTCCATGCGGACATTCTCCTGCACCTTCGCCTGCGCGAGCGAGCCGCCGCTCTTGGAGACTTCGGCGGTCATCGTCTGACCGAGAATGATCAGAGAGACTTTCCCGTCGAGATAGCTGATGAAATTGCCGAAGACGGCCTCGCCGCGATTGCCGTTGGTCTCCTGAAAGTCGATCTCCATGCCCTGCGGAATGATGGCGGCGGCGTCATTGGCGATGGCGCGAACGGCGCGCAGCAGCGTCGCCTTGTCCTCGTTGGTCGCGCTCGAATGAAATTTGCCGATGCGGAAGGGAATGCCGTAGATCTCGCAGAATGCCGCCCAATCCTGCAGGGCGAAGGTCTGCATGACGAAAGCCCAGGCGGCCGAGCGCGCGACGCCGCGCCGCACCGGCGATCCGGCGCGCAGATAGGGCTCATGCTTGATGAAATAGGGCGCCTCGATCCTGGGGCCGGGCAGTCCTGTGTCCTCGAGGAGGCAGAGATCGCGCAAGCCCACTTCGTCGTAGCGGAAATAGCGCGGGTCGCGATGCTGATAGACGACCGGCCGCAGCGCGCCTCCTTCATATTCCCAGATCGGCTCGACGACCGAATAGCCCTTGCCGACGCCATCCTGGAGCGAAGCGACCATGTCGGGGAACATCGGATCGGCGATCAGGCTCTCGACGAAATCGACGGCCTTCGGATTGACGCCCTTGGGCGCCGAGACGGAGATCGTCACGCCGTCGAGCGCTAGGCGGCGCGTCTGCAGCTGCGAGGCGTAATGGAGGTAGCGCTCCTCCATGTCGATCGCGAGCGTCAGATAGGGCTTGGCTAGGCCCATATTCGCGCCCTTCATGATCTCGCCGAGCCTCGCCGGCGTTAGTCCCGAGGCTTCCGAATAATGGATGAGGGCGCGCGCGCCATAGCGCCCGGGCGCGGCCGTCTCGCCTTTGAGCAGCGGAACCATAATAGGTTGGCCGTCCGGCCCGATAATGGACGAGCGGCGGGTCTCTACCATATCGATCGCTCCGCGCTTTGGTTTTCAGGAAACAGCCAATCGCCGGGCTGCTCGCTGCCGACCCGCGGCGCCGGCGTATAGCCATATTCGACAGGACCGAGCGTTGAAGCGTGCCACATCAGCACGCCGGCGATCGCCGTGTCGCCGTGACGCTCGAAGCCGTCAGCGCCTTTGTAACGCATGTCGTCGGGCACCTTGATGATCCCCTTGACATAGGCGAGCGCCTGATGGTCGCGCAGCACGTCCTCATGGCGCGGCAACACCATCGTGCGATCGGCGAAGGCCTCGATATAGGGCGGCGAGTTCACGCGATACCATTCGACCGTGAATTTCACTTCGAGCGCGCGCTCACCCCAGCGCTGAACGGCTTTTTCGGCGAGATAGGCGCCATTGCCGGTGGCGTCGAGCGCCGCGCCGGAAAAGCGCGGCAGGCCGTCGCCGACATAGTAGAGCACGTCGCGCTGCTGATCGAAGGGGACATTGCGCATCTCGACGATGAATTGCGTCCGCCGCGTGAGCATGGCGTCCGTCGCTGCGACGAGAATGTCGGATGCGTCGCCTTTGCGCGCGAAGTCCTGGCCGAGATAATGCGGCCGGCGCGGATCGAGGGCGCTGAGGAGCGGTTTCAGCTCGCGCTCGCAAAACGCCTTGCACTCGGCCTTACGGACATGTTCGGGATAATTCTTGAAGGCGTCGGGCAACGACCAGCGCACGATCGGAATCCCGCCCTCCATGCAGGCTTCGATCTGCACGCGCGTGAGCGCCGCGCCTTCCGCCTCCGACGGAATGGCGTCGAGTTCCTGCTCCATGGCGCTCGTGCGCGGTCCATAGGAGCTGCGGATTTTTTCTTCCCATTCGACTTCCGCTTCGGCCGACCAGGCCTTGCCGGTGATGAGGCAGACCCGTCTGAACAGGCCGTTCTCCACGGCCTTTTTGAAGGGGATAAAATGGACTTTGAATGGGGTCTTTCCGGCCTTCGCTTCGCGGATCAGCTCGTTGAAGGGATTGAGCACGCCATTATGGGTGCTGATGACCCTAATCTTGCCGCCCCAGATCAGGAGTGCGTTCACCGCGTCGAGCACGGCGCGCACGTCCTTGTGAAAGGCAGCCTCATCGATAACGACGACGCCCTGCAGCCCGCGAATGTTTTCGGGGCGCGACGACAGCGCTTCGACGCGGCAGCCCGAGGAAAAGCGGATGCGATAGGCCGAAATGAATTTTGAAGAGCCGTCCTCGCGCTCGTCTTCGAACATGAAGTCTTCGATCTGCGCCAGCTCGCCGGCGACGATCCTGGCGAAATGCGCCACATAGCCGATGAATTCGCGGCCCTTGTCCTTCGTGTCGCCGATGTAGAAGACGTTCTGGCCGCCTTCGCTTTTCTTTTTCGCGGCGATCAGGGTGTCGTCAAGCGCCTCGGCGTAAGTGACGCCGGTGCGACGCCCCTTCTCGGCGGCCTTCAGGTCGCTCTCGTCTTCGATCCAGTCGAGCTGATGCGCCATCAGCACGCCAGCAGCGAGCGGATCGTGATCTTCAGGGATCTCCGCGCCGCGCGGGAGCTCCTCCGGGAGGCTCGCCGGATCGCGAGGAAGAATGGGCGCCATGCCCGTTCCTTCGCTCATGTGCGCACGCCCAGCACGTCCCGACGGATCTTCGCGACCTGGTCGGCCGAGAGACCCGCTTCGCGCGCGACCTCGGCGACGGCGTCGGCCGCCTTTTCGGTCTTCGTCGCCAGATCCTTTTCGGCCTTCGTCTTCCGGTCGTGCGAGAGCTTCTGCGCGGTGACGACGGCGAGGAAGCCGCGCGAGAGCTTCATCGCCTCGTCGGCCGACAGTCCGGCGCCCTCGGCCTCGCTGATGATCTCGCCGATGAGCGCCTTGATGAATTCGGCCAGCGCGATATTGCCTTCGTCGATCTTCTCTGGAGTCAGATGCGGCGCGAGGCCTGAAAAGATGTCGCGTTGCATCTGCAGGCGCTGGCTAGCGCGATGAGCGGCAACGCTCGCGCGGTTGAAAGCGCTCTTGCTGATGATGTAATCGGTGAGCCCCTTGTCGACGAGGCGGCCGTTCAGTTCGTCAAGGATTTCTTTTTGGGACCGCTCGCGCTTGTTCAGCTCCGAGAAGGCCCAGCGGATGTCTTCCTGTCCCTCTTCGGGAACGAGATCGAGAGAAGAAAGCCGACCGCGAGCGGAGGCCATGTCAGGCCTCCGGGCTCGGCCGCTTCACGCCTTCGATGCGGATGCGGCGCTCGACATGGTCGAGGCCCTTCTGGGTGATGGAGGCAATCAGCACTCTGCCGGATTCGGCGAGCGTCACAGCCCCCACCATTTCCAGGTAGCGCAGCTCGTCGTGGACGAATGCGCGCGGCCGGTTGATCGCCCAGCGGACCTCCAAATCCTCGCGCAGCGCCTCGCTGTTCCAGCGGCCGTCCGGCTGTTCGGCGAGATCGCGCAGCATAATCAGGCGCGCATGTTCGCGAATGACGTCGCCCATGCTCATCGGCGCATCTCCCGCTCGCGGTCTTCACGCTCGGCAAGGCGGTCCTGGGCGCGTTCGTTCTGCTGGATGACGGTGTCGATCTTGTCGGCCAGCGCCTCGAAACGCGCCTTGATCACGGAGCCGATCTCGGTGATCTTCACGTCGACCGCGTGGAACTCGATGCGCGTCGGCAGATGCTTGATCTCCACCTGTACGGCCGACACATCCGATTCGAGCTTGTCGATCCGTTCAAACTGCCGCGCGTCATCGTCGCGCAGATCGCGGACAGCTTCATTGACGCTCAGCTTCAATTCGTCGAACGCCTTTTGATCGCGCCTTGTCAGCGCTCCCCAGACTGCGATGACGATCGCCGCCGCCGTTCCCGCCCATTGGCCCGCCGTGCCCCATTCGAACGTCACCAAAACCTCCCAGAGAACAGAAACGCCAAGAAAGTGATCCAGACCGGCGAGAGGCCAATCGCGGCGACGAGCGCCATGCCGAGCGCGTCGCGCGTTTCATGTCGCATCGCGTTGCCTCCTCAGCTTCCAGACGGTCGCCACGAAGACGATGAGCAGCAGGGCGAAGCGAACAAGCGCATGGACGCCGTTGACGTCCGGCTGGCCGGAGACGAAGAATTCCTTCACGGCGCCGCGCCCCTATTCTTCGTCGAATGAAGGGGTGGCGCGGCGGCGGCTCCCCGCGCTGAAATTGCGGAGCACGTCTTCATAGAAGCGCCCGCCGCTGACGATGCGACGATTCGCCTTTATGGCGACGGCGCGATTGAGGAGCGCAAAAACCTTTACCGCTGCGCAGCGGTCGGACTTGGCAAAGGAACCGGCTTTCCGAAGTCCTTGGGCGGATCGGGCAGGGTCGGCGCCGCGATCGCCGGCGGCGTCGAACGCGCGCACGACGGCAATGTAATCGGGATCGAGAAACAGAGGCCGAGCGCCAAAATTGGTCGACATCGCATCAGGCTCATGAGCCGCATCCCTTCCCGTCAGGTTGGATATGAAATGATCGCTCGCCTGCGCCGCCCTTGCGTCTTCCTCGACGCGCGCCGTGGCGTCTCTGGCGACGTCCTTGGCGGCCGTCTCCCATTCGCTGACCTTTGCGTCCACGGCCGCACGTCGCGCCGCTTCAGCGCGCGCCCAGGCGGCGCGGTCGATCGCGGCGCGATGGCTGTAGCCGCCGTCGAAAATCGCACATACCAGCGCCACGACGGCGAGCAGCGCGGCCGCCTGCCTTTTGAAGACCGGCAGGAATACGAACGCCGCCGCCGCGCCGATCGCGAACAGAAGCGCGATGGCTCCGTAGCGATGATCGTCGGCGAAATCGAACACCGGCGCGACATGTTCCGCGACCTGCTCAAAGAGCTTCGAGAGCAGCCAAATCATCGACACATGCTCCACAGCTTCCAGCCGAGCACAAAGCTGAGCGCAAGACAGACGGCGATGCCGAGCCAGAAGCGCATCAGCGGCCGAGGATCAATCCCTCCGCACATGGCTATTCTCCTCCGCCCAGCTCGGCGTTGACGTCATCGACTTTGGCGCGCTCGACGTGACCGACGCCGTTGAAGATGCGCCAGACGCAATAGGTGAGGACGAGGGCGAGCGCGATATTGACGCCGACCATCACGCCAGGATGGTCGCGCACCCAGCCAAGCACGACCACAAACATGGTCGGCGCTGATCTCGTCGCCTCGTGAATGTTTTGGACATGCGCGGCGATATCAGAGGCGTTCTGCGCCGCATTCGACGCGGTCTGCGTCGCGTCCGCCGCCCGCGTGAGATAGTCGGCCCCACCGGACAACACGACGGTTCCGACGCCAGTCGCGAGGTTTTTCTTAATCTGGTCGGTTCCGACCATCGTGCGCGAGCCGGCCTTGCGAAGATCCTGCGCCGTCAGCTGCTCATCGGAGGGAGCAGGCTTCGGCTCCGGCGCGGCGAGCGCGCGCTTTGCGGCCTTCAGATAGGCTTTGCGCTGCGCCAGCCCGCGATATCCGCCATTGACGCGATGAGTCTCCTCATCGACATCGTCTTTGTCAGCAAAGCGATTGAGTCTCTTACTTTTCCAGAAGACCGCCGCTGCCAAGGCCGCATAAGGAAACTTCTCCAAAAGCTCCGGATTGGCCACGAAATCGACGCCGAGGACGGCGCTGATGAGCATATAACCCGAGAGCGGTTTCCCCGAGCCGCGCCCCGTATTCTGGATAATACCTCGCCCCTTGTATCGAACGCCGTCGCCGGGATGTGTGTTGCCGAGATCGACGCGCCCTTCATAGGCGGCGCCGCTCGCATATTCCTTCGTCGTCGTGAATCCGTCGCTCTCGTGCGCGCATTGCGCCAAAAAATGCGCGAGCCGCAGCGGCGTGGTGAGCTGCGCCATCTCGATCATCTTCGGCATGGCGTCGGCGACGCCATTGATGATCCAAGACTTGCCCTTTGGCGCGATCGAGCGCAGCACGCGCTTCCAGTCGATCATTGCAGCGCGCCGATGATTTCGAGACAGGGTTTCATGGGACGAAAGCTACGCGCGGGCGCGTCCCGAATTGGCCCCGAAGACTTTCTGTCGGCCGCTCTTTTTGTTTAGAACAGCGAGCCTTGGCGCCTATCCTTCATGCGGGCGCGAATGTTCTGCACCGTGCGCTGATGCAGGCCGGAGCGCCGCGCAGCTTCACTGAGACTCGCGCCGCTGTCGAGCGCTTCGCGGGCGCGGCGGCGCGCCTCGGCGGCCGTTCCGGAATCGCCGAGCGGCA